TACCTGATACTCAACGGTTTCTCCGTTGGTCATGACTCCGATATATGAGTCCGTTGCTTGCTTGTCTAAACACCATGCACATGAACCATGCGTGATGCCGTATACCTTATCAAGTGTCGTCATTAGAAGGGTCTTTCTACTGAGTTCTCAAGTTTCTTAGTTAGTTCTAAGTTACGCTTGCGTAGGTATGCGTTGTATTTGTTTAAACGAGCATTGTCTTTCATGGCTAGAGCCAGCACGATTAGTGCACTGATAAGTGCAATGATGATGCCGATGATTTCACCAGTCGCTAAATACATTTGTCTATCCTTTCTTGTTGGCTATTAGTTGTTTGTATTTTTCAAACTCTAACTCACTACGAAGCAACCCCGCCTCTGTGAGTAGGTGATTGTAGATAAATTGAAAGTCCTCGCGGTAGAGTTCTCTCAATATGCGTGTTGCTTTTTGATGGCAACGCGTGCGCTTTGCTTGTATCTCTTGTGTTTCCATAATTTGTTCCGTCATGGCGTAAGTTTCTCATACTCGTTATCTTAAAGTCAAGAAGGTTAAGCAGAAAAAATAAAAATAATTTTTGTATTGTTTAAACAACCTAACATCTGAAGATGGGGTTCTTGCGGCGTGTCGTTTAAACATGTAACAGTAAAAGACAAGTGTTTGGCGGCGGATATTTATATTGTTTAAACACGGTGAGCATTATGTACTTCAGTACATACATGAGTACATACATTAAAAAACCCCCGCCGTAGCGGGGGCTGTTTAAACAGTAGAGATTTACCAGTATCTGTACAGAACTAGAAGTTCAGTTCGTCTTTATCCTCCCACCAGCGTGCGTACTTAGCAGCACGGCGCTGATTGTATTTGCCATGGTAGTCAAGTTCGGTTGCATAAGCACGCGGTGTAGTCGTTACCGTGTCATACTCGTTCCACCAGTTCCCGCCGTAGTAGATAGGCTCTGGCTTGCTTGGCTTGAAGGTCTGATATTCAATGATTGCGCCATCGCGTACCTTGAAGTACTCGCCCTCGGCTGCATCGTGGAACCAGTCAATCTCTGAGTCGGTCATGATTGCAGCGTTCTCCACGGTTTCCTTGGTAGAGCCGTAAAAGAGGGAGCCATGATTAGATTGACCTAGCCATAGAGGTGATGAGTTCACACGGGCTAGATGCAATGAGCGCGGGTCGTGTTGGGCAACCCATGCAAGGGCTGCAGTGCCATAAAGTTGAGTCAAGATTTCCCATGGCTTTTCTTGGCTAAAGGCAATGAGAGCAGCAGCAGCCTCGCTATCTACCTGACCGAGGCGGGGCACACCTAGTTGTTTAAACAATTCCTTATCGTTGCTGATGTGTCCGTTGTGAGTGAGTACGATTTTCCCGCGTGGGATTGGGTGATTGTTGCTTGCAACAGTTGGCGAACCTTGGGTAGCAAAGCGCGTATGCAAGATGGCAGTCGTTGCGCCATCGCAAAGACTAGCGCCTGCCTTGGGTACGAACTTAGTTGCGCTAGTTGCTGCCTTGCTGATAACGCGCCTGCCATTGCGTGGGTTAATCCATGCAGCGCCAGTTGCATCCATGCCACGGTGTTCAATGTCGTAAAGCATCTGCCCTGCAAGGTCGCGGGTGCTGATGCGTGAGTAATGCTTAGCATCTAAACAGTATCCTGCTATTCCACACATAAGTTATATTTCTCCAGTCTAGTAGTTGGTCAGTGAGTTAAGTGTATCACATGCAGCCAGTGCATGATGGCGTTAAACAATCTCCACAGACGATAGTCTTTGCAGCGTTTAAACGCTCCGCTTCATACCATCTGCATGTATGTTTATGTGGCGCGTAGAAGTTCTCGCCACAGTTTAAACAGTTATCCGTTTCATCGTAGCGGTTCTGGTATTTCTGCCAGATTGCTATCTCTTGCTCCGATAGGCTCATGACTTATCACTGCCACTGGTGCGTGCCTTGTACACTGCCCACATGAGCAGCAATACCAATAGCATCGCGGTGCCGTTGAGGTGTTCGTATTCCATGGTTCCAGTCCTTTCGTTTAAACGCCACGGTCTTTCCGTGGTGTTCGTAGGTTGCTAAGAATTGCACTTAGTTTAAACGGCTGACCCGTCAACCCTTATCACTAGGCGAGAATTAAAACGCCAATGATTCCACCTGCAACGATTGCCAGTGCCCACGCGTTATCGCTGAGCCAGCCAATCGCTGCTGCGAAGTAGTCAGTCATGTCCAGTCCTTTCGTTTAAACACTGCGGTATTTCCGCCGTGTTAGCGCCTGCCGTGAGGATTGCACTCACGCTTAGCCCACTAGGGGCAGGCTGCCCTGCTATCTGTTTAAACCGTCTGCACGGTTCTTTAGCCAGTCTGCAGTTGAGGCGTTTAAACTGCCTAGACCTACCAAGGCATCTAGCAAGGTGTGACACTCTGACACGCTGCGATAGGTTCCACGGGCGGTGGCGTAGGGATTGATTCCCACGGTGTCCATGAGGTTGAGATTCTTGTTCGTAGTCGCATCGCATAGTGCTGCTATGAACTGGCTCCATGCGATTGCCTTAACACCGTTTAAAGTGCCTTGGTGTAGGCGTATCTCAATCGTGCCATGGCGCTGCCATGATTCCAGATTGAGGCTCACATAACGATTCTGATTGTATGCGCCAAGTTCTCCCGATTGAGTCCAATCAAGTTGACGGGAAACCTCGTTCTCGCCAAGGATTTTGCAGTAACGATTGTTTAAACGAGATGGTGCAACCAGTGCAGCGATTGCGTGATGCGCTGCGTACCAGTTCACGACCAGTTTAGAGATATTGGAGAACACCTCTGAACCATCTGAGTCGGGGGAGGAAACTAGAGCCTGCACGCCGAGGTGGACATGAAAGCCAGTGGCACGGTCAACCCGTGCGCCATCTGATTTGAGGGCTTTGGTAACCCTATGAGCCTCGTTTAGACGGGCTGCAGTAAGGATTGGAGAAATAACTTCTGCTCCATTTTGAACACTGCCATCATATTTGGAAACCCATGAACCCTCATGACCTCCATCGCAGTCAATGCCTGCATTGTTTAAACTGCGTGATGCCATTGCAGGGCTTAGACCTTGGATTTCAAACTCCATGCCAAAAGTGTTCATTTTGACACCTCTTTCATGGCTTGATTGCAGGTAGGGCAGATGGGGCTGCCATGGGTGATAAGGGTTGAGCGTGAGATTCTTGCAATGTAACCGTCAACCTCGCAAAAGACTTTGCGTAGACGGGTTGATTGCTTTGGCTTTGCAACCTCTGCAACCGTGATTCCTTGAGTCATTTTCTTGCCTCCAGTCTGTGAGTGGCGCGGTGCCACTGGCTCATCATGACATGGCTAGCGTTTAAACTCAAGCATCTCAAAAGTCAGTATTTGACGCTGTTTTTTGAGGGGTTTAAACACTTTGACTTTTTGCCACTGGCTCAAAGTGGGCTGCTCGTTTACGCGGTGGGCTGTAAGTTACCAGTGAGTAACCATGAGCAAACCAGTATTTTACGCTATCTTTTTGCATCTTAAGATATTGAGCAAGTGAGATTCCTTGCTATTTTATTTGACTTTTGCCTTGTTACTCATCGGTAACTTATGGGAGATGATGGCGGTGCGGGCGGTGGAGGTAACGAGCCTGCTTGATGTTTAAACGCGGGGCGCGGGGCGATGTGTGCAGAGCAGGGGCGCTATCAATGCAGAGTAAGCGCCTCAACCCGCGCCAGCACTGCTAGTGGGCGTGCGAGCAGTGCAGCATTGCAGCGTGCAGGGTTTAAACACTATGCAGAGAGCGGGTGCGCGATGCAAAATCGCACCCCAGGGTTTTTAAAAACGCGGCGTGTGTGTGTGTATGTATCTACTTACATAACTTTGCTAGTCCTCGCCCCCCATAAATGTGGCTCTGACCTGCACTTTTGCTGATTTACTATAAATGTGGCGTAAATCACATGCCCAAAAGTGTCCGTTAAGGACCTTTTGGACACCTATAGTATAAGTGAGGAGGCGAAATTATCGGAGCCTCCGAACGCACACTGCGACCCTATGGGGTCGCCCTAGTAGAAGCCCTAACCTTCGGCTTCGTTTGGACTTCGCCTTCGGTTAGGAGTTTAGCCCCAAGACTCCAAATACCTCGTCTTGGGAGAACCTATGGAAAGAAAACGAACTACCTCTGCTTCGCATCAAAGTGATGCCATCAAGAAGCAAGTTATTGATTTTTTAATGCAGGGCTACTCTGTCCAGCGTGCTATGGATGCCGTAGGCAGAAGTGTTAAGACCTATGAGTACTACCGAAAGGTAGACTCTGCCTTTGCCACTGCTGTGGACAAAGTGCGCTCTATGACTGCTAGAGGCGAGATTGGCTCAGCACGAGGGGAAGTACCACCCTTCCCTGAGTTTTCAGAGAAATACCTAGGTACCCGTGTTTTTACACACCAACGCCATTGGGTAGATTTATTAGAGGGTAGACAACCTACGAATATACACCCTGCTATAACCTATGAACAAGGCGCTTCAGATTTATTAATAGTTAACACCCCTCCAGAACACGCAAAGTCTACGACCATTACGGTCAACTATGCGGTCTATCGGATTTGCCAGAACCCAAACATCAGAATCATGATTGTGTCTAAGACACAGGCTATGGCGCAAAAGTTCCTGCTCTCCATTAAGAACAGACTAACGCATCCTAAGTATCAGGACCTACAACTTACCTTTGGACCCCCTGGCGGGTTTGAAAAGAATTCTGATTCATGGAAGCAGGACTTAATTTACCTCTCCTCAGAGGCACGCGACTCAGGAGAAAAAGACCCTACCGTACAGGCTGTCGGTATTAGGGGTCATATCTATGGCGCTCGTGCTGACTTAATTATCATGGATGACTGCGTAGATAACACCAATGCCCATGAGTACGAGAAACAGATTGATTGGATTCAGTCTGAGGTTATGTCCCGTATTGATGATAACGGCGGCAAACTTCTTATCATAGGCACCCGCCTTCGCCCTAAAGATTTATACTCCGAGGTACGCGACCCCATGCGCTATCCTGACGAGAGTTCTCCTTGGACTTACTTTGCACAACCTGCAGTACTTGAATTTGATGAGGACCCATCTAAGTGGGTAACCCTTTGGGCTAAGACCAACATGGCTCCAATATCTGGAGTAGGTAGCCCTGATGCAGATGGTTTATATCGCAAGTGGGATGGCAATGCTTTGAATAAAAAGCGTAGCCGTCTATCTCCAAATCTTTGGGCGATGGTTTACCAACAGCAACAAGTACATGAAGATTCAGCATTTCCATCCGATGCCATCAAAGGCGTTATCAATGGCGCTAGAAATGTAGGGCGCATACCAAAAGGTAAAGCAGGCGTAAGACCTAATGGCATGGATGGACTTATTGTTATTGCTGGCTTGGACCCTGCAGGTAGCGGTTATACCGCAGCCGTATGTCTAGCCATTGATGTATCTACTCAGAAACGATACCTGATAGATGTATCAAATAAACCAGGCATGAAGCCAGATGAGATTAGAAGTTTAATCAAAGACTGGACTGATGACTACAAGATTTCTGAGTGGCGTATTGAAAAAAATGCTTTTCAAACAATGTTAACTCAGGACCGTGAGGTACGGGAATACCTTTCGTCACGGGGTGCGACCCTAAGAGAACATCACACGGGTCAAAACAAATGGGACACGAACTTCGGAGTTGCATCCCTGACGACACTATTCCATGGTTGGGAAGATGGAGATGCACTCATTGAGTTCCCCTCAACCCACGCCTCAGAAGGTATTAAGACTTTAATTGAACAACTCATCACTTGGTATCCAGATTCTCCAAAATCACAAAAGACCGATACCGTGATGGCATTTTGGTTTGCTGAACTTGGCTGTCGTGACCGTGTTGCTAATGCAAGAACCTTTGCTCGTACACATAACAGTTTAAGTATGTTTCATACTCAATACGACAAATCAAAGCAATACACCGTATCACTAAGCGACATCTATTAGAACAGGAGGTGGGTGTGCCACTCTCGCTAGACGAAATTAAAGATAATTATGACCGTTACCGTCAAATGTATTCTGACCGTGACACCCGCATGGAACAAGTACTTCTTGTTCGTAAGGGTCGCATGCGCGATGTTTTCCCAGATTTATTCCCAGATGGACCATTTGAGAATCCAATCGTTGCAAACATGGTGGATATATCGGCTCGTGATTTATCTGAAGTTATAGCGCCACTACCCGCATTTAACTGTAATTCCCCATCTATGGTGTCTGAAAAAGAACGCAAGAAAGCCGATAAGCGAGAAGAAATTGTTAACGGCATTATTGATTTCTCAGACATGCAGACTCAAATGTTTAGCGCAGCAGACCGTTATGTAACCTATGGTTTCGTACCTGCTCAAGTTGAAGTTGATTTAGATAATAACATGCCACGCATCCGTTTCTTAGATTCTTATGGATGCTATCCAATTATTGATAGATTTGGAAAAGTACATGGCATGTACCAAAGAATTAAGAAGTCATTAGCAGAACTAATGAGCGCGTACCCAGAGTATGCCCATCTGCTATACGACAAAGACTCAACCGCTTCTATGATGGAGATTGTTCGCTATCATGACAAAGACCAAGACATCATCTTTGTTCCATCAAGAAACAATATTGTTATTGACCGTGCGCCTAATCCGATTGGCGAGTGTCTTATACGCGTTGTTCAGCGACCATCCTTGGATGGTCAAGCGCGGGGTCAATTTGACGATGTTCTTGCAATCCAAGTTGCAAAGGCTCGTTATGCACTTCTATCGCTTGAGGCTGCTACTAAAGCAGTTCAAGCCCCCCTTGTAGCCCCTCAAGATGTAAATGAGTTAGCCTTTGGACCAGATGCTGTTATTAGAACTGACAGACCTAGCGATGTTCGCAGATTGCCTATTGAGATACCAGCAGGTGCTTTCGCACAACAGCAGGTACTTGAAGGAGAACTTCGTCTAGGTTCCCGCTATCCTGAATCTCGTACAGGAAACATTGATGCCTCTATCGTTACAGGTCGTGGCGTACAAGCCCTTATGGGTGGCTTTGATACACAAATCAAAACAGCCCATGCAATGTTTGCCCGTGCCTTCGTAGAACTTCTTAGCGTTGCACTAAAGATTGATGAAAAAGTTTTTAGTACTATGGAAAAAGAACTCCGTGGTACACGCAATGGAGTTCCATACGCAATTAAATATAAGCCATCACGCGACATTGACGGTGACTATACTGTTGATGTTCAGTATGGTTTGATGGCAGGACTTGACCCAAATCGTGCATTGGTCTTTGGTCTGCAGGCTCGTGGAGATAAACTAATCTCTCGTGACTTCCTACGCCGTCAGATGCCTTTCTCCTTTAACGCAACACAAGAAGAAGAAAAGGTTGATACCGAAGATTTACGCGACTCAATGAAACAAGCAATCGCTTCTTATGCACAAGCAATTCCAGCGCTTGCTTCTCAGGGACAAGACCCATCAGATATTTTGTATAAATTATCTACCGTCATAAATGAACGCCAGAAGGGTACGCCTATTGAAAAGGCAGTATCAGAGGCGTTCCAGCCTCAGAATCCCCCACCTGGTGCGATGACCCCTGAAGTAGTAAGTCCCGACATGATTGGGCAACCAGGTGCGGTCCCTCCAGGTGAGGGCGAACTTCCTATGGGTATGTCTGCAACAGGTCGTATGCAAGGTGTAGCACCTGGACAAATTGCTCCTGGTGGTAGACCTGATGTTCAATCGCTTTTAGCAAGTTTAACTCAAAGAGGTGAACCTAATCTTCAGGCTTCCCTCGTAAGACGATTACCAGTTGCGTAGGGAGGTGACTAAATGAAGATGAAAAAGAAATCGCTTTCGGGCGGAAAGAAGCCTAAGAACCAAGGTTCAGCAGGCAAGGCTCCAACTCAGAAGCCAATGTTAGCAAAGAAGGCATCCTCTAAGGGTGGCAAAACTTATTTCTCAAGCAATCCAAGCGGAACTCGCGGTTCACGCAGCAAGTAATTTAAGAACCTGAGCATGTTTTAAAACTGCTCAATAAAATTTAAATCCGAACTTAAGTGGGAGGGAAAGTGGCAAAAGAAGCAAAGAATAATTTTCAAGTATCTGGCACAGGCGGTGCTGGAACTAGCGGGCAACCCGCACGATATGCAGCAGGCATAGACAATGCAGAAGATTTTTATGAAATGCAAACTGCCGCAAAAATGCAAGGTCAAAATCCTGCATTTTCAAATGTGCCATCCCCATCAAGCCAACGCCCATTTAGGGGCGATAGCGCTCAACCACTTGTGCCACTAACTGCTCCAACCCAAAGATTAAACGAAGATGTACGCACTGGGGCAACTATGGGAACAGAAGCCATGTATGCCAATGATGCTACAGCCACAGGAGAAGATGCTGACCGCATGCGTGCAGCGCTTCCATATCTATCAATAATGGCAGAACTACCACAGACTTCTAATGCTTTCCGAAACTATGTTAGGTATTTAAAAAGCGTACTATGAGTTTTAGCGAAACGCTTGGTAATGCAGCCAAGAAACTATCAGGAAATGGATTAGCCAACGAGATTGGCTTACCAACTTTATTGTTTGACCTTGCTACTGTTTCGTCAAACGATAAAAACTGGGTTTCTGATGCGTTTAACATAGCGGGAGATACATTTCGCTCTACAGTTTTAGCAGCATCTTATCCAATTCGCAAGCCAGTAGGGTTTGCTTTCAATAAAGTTTTAATGCCAACAGCAATGCTTTCTTACGAAACTGGTGGTAGATACCTTCGTGAGCCATTATCTGCAGCAGTAACAACTCTTGCTACTGGCGATGCAAAAAAGTCTTGGGAAAATCGTCAAGAAATTTCTCCAGGTCAAGCAATCTCATATTTAACAGCAAAGTTTACTCCAGGCACAGAATCTTTCCGTGGCGATTTTGATATTTTTAATGCAAAAGACCGTGAGATATTTCAAACTGATTGGGCAGCACGCACACTCAGTGGTTCTATTGACACATTTTTCACCACGGTAACAGACCCACTTGGCAAGTTTGCTAAAGGTGTTGGTCTTGCTCGTAAGGCATTAGTGACTCGCCCCATGGGAGCGCGTGATGCAAACGCTGCAACCCTTGCAAAAGATTTCTTTATGCCTCGCACTCTCCGCAATGTGCAAATTATGTCACCAGCAGCACTAGCCCGAACAATAAATGAAGGGCGCGAAGAAGGCGGCGAAATTTACAACACGCTTTCATGGATGGCTAAGAGTGACCAAACTGTAATTCGCCAACATCCATTGGTCCAAGCATCTAACGATGCAGACACTTTATCTTACTTGTTAGGTCAAGCAGATACTGTAGATGATGTAGCAGATACGCTTACAGCCACAGCGCTGGGAGATACAGAGGCTATGGCTCGCCTCGTTGCAAAGCGCAAAGAATTAGCATTTGTTTTTGATAAAACAAAAGATGTATCTAAAGTTGACATGATGATTCTTGAC